CAATGGATAATGTATTATCAATGTTACCGTAGGTGATCTGCTCTGCTAGTAACTGCAGTTCTTCATCATCTAGCGCACTGCCACCTAGTCTGGTGCGTAGTCTGTTGACACGACCCTCTTCTAGGGAACGCGCTAAGATGTTACGAGTCTGTTGTACTAAGCCACCTTGAGTGCTTTGACGCAATTCATCAATGCGACGCTCAATATCAATGACCTTACCTGGATTAAGAACTTTGTCTGTAACCTTGAGTTCATCGCGTAAAGTCTTAATTTCAGCCTTAGCGTTTTTAATAGCATCATCAAGACCAGCAATCTCTGCTTCGTACTTGGCTGCTTCCTTCTTATTGACAATACGCATTACTGCGCCAAGAGGATTCTCTGCGATCTTCTCGCCCTTGGTTAAACCCTTACGTAGACCAATGGCTGTGTTGACACGTGTAGATAAATAACGTGACTTAGCAAGTCCCCAAGGAGTTACCTGACCAATAGCCAGAGCAACCATTAAATCTTCTGTAGCGTTACGGATAGCGTAACGTGGACCAGCAAGAGTCAAGAATGACCAAGCACCAGTCATCTTATCTACCCAGTCTTTGTTGGCAGTGCCAAGCATCTTCTGGATAACTGTGCTACGTGCTGCTGCTCTATCAATATCTACTAGGCTAGGTGCAGATACAAAGTTATTAAAATCAGATGGCAGAGCACCAACATCTTCAAACTCATCACCAAAGCGACCAACTTGGAACTTGACATCGCCCTTACCAGTCAAGCGACGGACAATCAACTGTCCTGGCTCTGTGGTGTTGAGGCCACGAATATCAGCAATGGTGGACCAAAGTCCATAGAACATCTCTTTGCGCTCGCCTACATCGTCAACAGATGCGAATGTCTGCTGGAGTAACTGGCTGTCGCGCTTAGTCATAACGAGACGAGCAAGGCGATACATCTGCTCAGGAGCGTCTGTGGCTGTTACATCAAAAGTATCATCACGAAATAGTGGAGCAATAGCAAACTTAGCCTTTGCTCTATCAATACGCTTCATAATCATTGCTGTAGAGAATCGTGCTACTTCTTTTGGATTATCTCCAGCAGCAACATCAGCAACGGTGGTCTTCTTGCCATTGATAATGGTGTTCTTAATTCCGTCTGTAGTTGTAGCATCACCAAAGTAAGTGGCTTCTACGAACTTAGAACCCATTTTGTCAATATCAAGAACCTTATTTGCGGTAGTTGCGATAGCAATACGAGACTTACGCTTGGCATCAAGCACTGGCATAACTACGCGCTTGCGACCAAGGCCGCCTTTAATCATCTTGAGAGCATTGTCTGCGTTCTCAAAGTAAGCCTGTGCAGTAAGTGCATTAGTTACTGGCTGGTCTGCTTTAAGGAAATCATCTACAACTGCAGGTCCAAACTCAGGTGCTAGGCGGCGTAGTTCGGCATCTGCAACACGTGCTGCTTCTGCGTTGCCCGTTGAACGAGCAGTCTTGAGTTCATCAAGTTTAGCACCGTAGGTATCCCAGAAAGCCTTACCATTTGCAGAGCCAAAGTAGTCTTGTAGTTTCTGACCACCTTTAGCGAAGTTACCGTAGAGTACATCTACTGAATACTTAGAAACTTTGTAGGCGTTAGATACCTTGCCACCAATAATAAGTGGATCTGCGAATACACGATAGGCTGCATCAACCACACCAGAGACAAGTTTGTAGGCAAGACCTGAGCCTTCAATCTGCTTTGGAAGAAGTAGGTTTGCTACTTGTCTACCTGGAGAATACTTAGAGGCATTGACTGCATCGATAGTATCTTGGAACAAATCCTGCTCTGCTTGAGTTCCAGCCTTCTTGTATGCAAGTTGCACATACTTCTGTTCTTCTGGAGTAGCAGAAGCCATAATCTTTTCTGGTTCTTCACCAGAGGCAATACGCATTGCGATTGTAACTGCGGTATTACCAAACTTTGCACGGGCATCACCAATGCGACCAGGATTAAATACCTTATCGCCTTTGTCGTTTGCTTCATCCCACGCATCGGCAAGACCCATTCCTTGGGTTGCTCCGATAGCAGCAGTACGATACAAACGAGTTGTAAAGTCTGAAACGTTTTGCAAGCCATTCATCAACTTGCTTCCAGCGTTCCATACAGCACCACCTGTGTAGTGCCACGCAGTTCCTAACCAACCTCTGTCAGGCTTGATGGTTGGATCCTCTGTGCCAAATGTCTGCGCTAATGATTGTTGCTGCGAGACTGGCTTAGAGTTGTAAACTTTGTTGGCTACATCTGCTGGTAGATTGTTGAGTTGCTTATTGACAGCCACTGCCTTGATAAGAGCATTGACTTCTCGCTTCTCTGCATCAGTTAGACCAGCAGCCATTGATGCTGCTTTGAGGCTATCTGACATTAGTTACCTCGTGCTAAAGCCTCTTGATACAAAACAGCGATTTCGCCAGTATCATCAAAAGGTAGTAGTTTTGCTAAAGTGTCGGATGTCTTGATTCGTATAGGTGCTGCGCCCATAACTTCTGGACCAGGACCTGCGCCCATTGCAATTCCTGATGTAATCGGTTCATCTGGACGTTGTGTTGGTGCAAATAACGGTGTTACTGGTTGTTGGCTTGGAGCCATACCCATCTCTGATCGAGATGTAGGACGTACATCTGGTGTCTTAGCCATAGGTGCGCCTGCTTTGATTGCAGCATTTTCTACACCTGAACCATATTCGGTTGACTCAAATGACATACCGTCTGTTCTTGTGGAGAACTTGCCTGGACCTGCTGGTCCTGCGAGTGGGCCTCTAGCCATTATTGTCCTCCATCTTCTCTAAATCTTGTGTGAACTGTTCCCATACACGGGATACTTTTGTTTTTCTATTTGCGTTATACACTGCTAAATCTAAAATCTCTGATGCGAGCATCTCTACGGCTCGGATTATATTTACTGCAAAACCTGATATCACTACTAAAAAATCGGAGAGAGTGATAGAACGCGGTACATAATCTCTTTCATCGTCCACGTTCTATCCTCCCGAATAACACTAAGCCTTCTTGCCTTTACGTCCTGCTGGAGCATAACCAAACTTGACATCGGACATCTTTGGCTTTGAAGTATCCTTCTTGCCTTCAGTTGGCTTCTGTACTGGCGCTGCTGCGCGACCACCTTTTTTATTCATTTTACACCTCCCTACCCTGCAATCGATGCGAGTAATGTTGCGATATCTGGACGAGCGCCAGCAGCAGGGGCCGCACCCATTTGTTCTGGAGTTGGCTGCGAGGCAGGAACGGGGGCCATACCTGCTGCTGGAACTTGTTCGCCCATTGGCATTTCTGGTTGTGGTTCTGGCATAAATACCTTCTCCACAATAGTCTCTAGTTGTAATCCTTTTTGGCGACCTTTGATAACTTCAGCGATTCGGGAAACAATCTGAGAAGGATCTTGGCCTTGTGCAGCAAGCGCTGGGATAGCCTGGGCGTACTGAGCAACAGCAACACGGAGAGAATCACGCATCTCTTCAATGTCCACACGTTGTTCTTCTTGAGTAACATTCAACTCCATCGGGATTTCACGACGTACATAGTCACGTGATACAAGTTTGTCGGAGCGCATCTGTAGCAAAGCGATGATGGCATTGTTTGGATTCATACCAGACATAATGCCGTAGCGAACATCTACTCCGTATTCACCAGCAATCTGCTTGCTCGGTACGTACTTCATATTGAATGGAGTACCGTCGTCAACACCTTTGATTTCTTTGGTGATGTTTCCGAAAATCTTCTCGTCTACTTCAAAGCAGAGAGATACAAGTTCAGTAAACAGGCGAGCAAACTGTGCTTGCGCTGCACGTACTTGTGTATCAAAGCCAGCCTGGAGTGCTTGAACTCCGCGACCTGTGATGATAGAAGCATCGATATTACCTGAGCGTACTTCTGGGTAGCGAGAGCCTAGACGTAGTTCTCGTTCTAGAACGCTGGACTCTGTGAATACTCCAGGTGGAAGTTCTAGCGGTACACGGCGAATTGCTTGGGGATTAGCAGAACGCATAATGGAGTCAGGGCCAAGTGCGAGTTCTTGGACATCTTGCGGGATAGCAATCGGTGCTTGAATCGATTTCTCTGCTGCTTGAATCTGTAACACAGCAAAGCGAGCACGTGCAAGTTGTACCGCTAGAACATCATCGAACTGACCACGTGCTTCGCCATCAAGAGATGAGCGAACGGCTACACGAGCCATACACTTACCAACAGGGTTAGGAATGTTGGAAAGAATAAGATTATTGCGCTCAGGGATAAAGATAAGATCTTGGTCTTTGTCGTGGTAGCGAACCAAAGAGATTGCTTGTGCGCCAGATGCCAATGGTTGACGTGGCTGAATCTGTGAAGCAAACTCTGGATACTGAGCCGAGAGGCTCTCAGAGTCGCTTAGGACAATCTGTGTCAAAGATACGCAGCGTCCAAATCTGTCAATCTCTGGATAGACTCCGAATGGATTGAGTAGGCGGATACGAGGATTGTTATTCTCATAATCCATCTCCACCATTGCTGGGAGCATTCCGTAGGTATTGAACCAGTCAGCACCGTTGTACATTTGAATCTGTAGTTCAGAACCTGAGACGTAATAGTTAGCAATGCGGGTTCTGGTATCTGCAGCCTTACGTGCTGAGTCTGACACCATATTGGTAGCAGCGCAGTTGAAGGATGGCAGTGGTGCCATTACCTCTGCTAGGTCACGTGCGGCTACATCGACAAAGTTAGCAACAAGAGGCTTGGGGTAATCTTCTGAGAACATAGCAGGATAGACCTTGCTGATGTCTCCTTGACGTACCGATAGCACGTCGCGCATACGCTGATCGCGTGGTGCGTACTTCGTTTGAAGTCGCGCAACCTTAGCGATTACCTCTTTGACTGATAGCACGTGGTTCTCCTAGATGAACTGTCTGTCTTTTTCAGCAAGCAGTTCATCGATGTTGATGACTTTACGCTTACCTTTTTCATAACGTGATAAGAATGGATTCTTCATATGATGAGTAGTGTGGATACCTTGGTTGAGCCACTCACGTACTTTGATTTCGCAGAACCAGAGAGCCATCACCATATCGGTCTTACCCTTAGTGGTAGGTGACCAAGTAATAAGTTGTTCTATCAGAGCCTTGATATTCTCTGTCTGGTCAGAGGGTAGGTGCATCAGATTATCTCTATGATGTTTACCGTCTGCCTGCTTAGTTCCAAAGAGGGTGGACATAGATGCCACACCGAAACCTGCATCCCACTTGTTGTTACCAGTGTGGTGCTCTCTTAGGATAGTTCCTTTGGATGCAAGGAATTGCCTAATTCCCTCATCTTGCGTGAGAAAAGATTGAAAGGCATTGCGCTCGACGATCCATTCCGCAGGTGCATATACGTTAGTCCAATCGACAATGAGTTGTCGGATTTGTGCAGGCGTAGGACGCGTAATCTTGATAGCGTCCACAATGTAACGCTTATGAGATGTCCTATCAACCGCATAACAGATTGCCGCTGTGTCTCCGACCATTGCTGGGTCAAGTCCACAAACAAAACTGAAACCGTTGAGGTCTTTGGGATGACCTGGACTGCCAGGCACCAATCGACCTGCTTTTCGCATTCCATCAATGGAACCTTTCACACAGACTGGATCAAAGATGGCATCATCTGAAATATCTTGTTGTTGGTAAATCAAAGCCCAGGTAGAGGCATCCATAGCCTGACGTTCAGCATAGAGGTGCTTACCGTTCCAGCGAGGGTATAAACCCTCTTCTGTCTTCTGGTCTTCACCTTGTCCATCAAAGGGCATATCTGAATAGGGCCACAAGGTAACCCACTTGTTGGGATCTTCGTGTGTCTCCAGCAAGGCTGGCATTGCTAGGTATGTCCAGGGTACTAGGCCACCTGGGTATCTATCTTGAGAACGTAATTCTTTATAGAGGTCTACTGCTGAGACGCGGGTACCTACCACCACCAGTTTACCTGTGGGGTTCAGACGTGATCTCACATCCTGGGTAAGCCACTTGATCTGTCGTTCAAAGTCATTAGCGTTGGATAGAGTCACAGCGTCATCAATAATGATCATATCGGCACGCTTACCGTAGATCTGACCGCCGATACCGACAGCCTCTAGGTTAGGGTCTTTCTCTGAGGATTCCCTGAGTTCATCACCGAAGGTGACGCGGGTAGCCTGCCAGGATGCTGTCTTAGTATTGAACCCAACCCCAGCGGCGTAGGCCTGCTGTAGTTCTTCGTACATTGGATGCGTTAGTCGCTGCTTTATAGCATAAAGGAAGTCAGCCGCTAAACGCTGGGTTTGGGAAACTATGAGAACTCTAAAGTTCGGGTTATTAACAATCTTGTAGGTGACATAATCCACCGTCACCGTCATTGACTTTGCGTGATTCGGTGGGATGTTCAAAAGGATGCGGTTATCGCCGATGCCCTTTTCATACTTCATAGAGGGATGGA